TGCTGTACCAGAAGTTATCTGTTGCGTTGTAGCCCTCGGCTACTGCCTTCTCCTTGACACAGTAATCAAGAGCAGCATTACGTAGGGACTTAGCAATCAACTTGTCACAGGACTTATCGTCCTGCTCCAACTTCCACCTAGCAATGTTGTTAGGGTGTTCAGCAAACCATAGCCATAGTTCCTGCTCAATGTCTGCACGTTCTACCATGCTGTACTTACTGCGGTACTCACTGGCTATCTGTTGCACCATGTCATAGTAATCAGAGACTTGTTGTTCTTGTAGTTGACGGATGCGACCAGCATCTTCCATTTGGTTACACACTAGGCATCACCATCCAATGCTTTAAGTAGCAGTTCCCCTGCTTCTTCGTATGCCATACAGTCATGTGGAATGTGGTCATCACTTGAGTATTTATACTCTGACCATTCAACAGCCAACTTACGCACACGCTTGATGGTTTCATCCATCATAGTTAGTTTTGCGTAAGCACCATACTCAATGTCTTGTTCGGTAAGATTAACCCAATCACCATCAACAAACATCTTCATCATTTACCCCACACCTTTCCATCAACAACAAACGTGCCGTCCTTGTGGATAGGAATAAGTTTAGGTGTAACCTTTTGACCGTCAATGTAAAGAACACCGATAGCCTGTTGCCAGTTGGCAATGCCACCCTTTAGGTATGATGCTTTCTTCTGGTCCATTAGGTTACCTACTTCAAGTCCCCAAATGGTGCGAGTTGATACACCTGATACGGATTCGGTGTAGTGCAGTAGTCCTGCTCTATGTGTATGACCACATACCACGGACATTCCTGTCTTCTTAGCCAAACCAAGGGCTGTCTGCCCACCAGTTTGATTCACAGAACCTTCATCGCCATGTAAGAGTAACCACTTAGGTGCTACTTCCCACGGCTTGCTGTGGTAGGTGATACCTAGTTCTTTAAGGCGGAGGAAGTTCTCTAACTCAAACTCAGGTGCACCAAGTAGACCAGGTGCTCGCTTCATAATCGTGTTGTATAGACGGTCAGTGTGGTTACTACGGGTCATGTGTGTAACCTTTAGGTCTTCTAGTACTTGTACCGTTGCGTCACGGTCCTTGCCAATGCTGCGTTCGTATTCCATTGGTGTGCCCATAGACCAGCGACTGATAGTCTGCATGTCCATCTCATCACCAACAGATACCACGTCATCAGGTTTAAACGCCTTGATAAACTTGGCTACGTTAGCAACAGCACGCTTATCATGGTATGGAACTTGCAGGTCACTTACAATTACTTTAACTTTCATTGTAATCCTTCGCCTCAGGGAACGTGTTATCTAAAATCATAACACCAATTACCCCATAGTTGGCGATGTCCACAAAGGTATCTCTTAGTGACTCATTCTCAGGCTTAGCCCCTGATTCTATAAGGTTAATCAGCCTTGACATCTTGTCGTACAACCGTACCTGTAGCCCGTTGAGTGCACCACCTGGCGCATTGCGGATGTTGTTAGGACCATAATCATTCTGCTTCTTGATTAGGATATCCCACAATTCTTCATACACATCAAGGGAATCTAACTCAAAGTCCTCAGGGTACAGGTCTTCCCAAGCGGTGAAGGTAACACATGCTTCGCATATGCAATCATCCTCTACCTCAAAGGCATCCTTGCTATCTCCAATGTTAAGGTCTCCCTTGACTCTGTTAAGCCAACCTTGGAAATCTTTAAGCCCATCTCCGAAAGCCTCCCAATCAGAAACGTTATCTCTTCCTGACTGAACGTAGTCATCCCACTCATCCTTCATATGGCTCATGCTGATACCTTATTCCTTAAATAGTCGTACCCTTGTGATAGGTACATTGAATTAACATCTTCACCCTCTGGCATCTGCAGTGTTACTACTGACGAGAGTTCTTTTGCGAGGTTCTTTGCGAAGTCCGACCCTGGTTGGTCACCGTCAGCAAAAACATAGACCGTCTCAAAGTCTTGGAGGATGCGTGAGTAATGTTTCTTCCACGAGTTCGCACCAGGTACACCCACAGCAGGGATACCACACTTGTAATGCAAAGTAATTGCATCAATCTCACCCTCACATACCGCAATGTAATCTCCTGCTGATTGTAGCGCCGTCACATTGTACAGACGGGTAGAAGTCCCTGGTAAACCCATGTATTTGGGTTCACTGTTGTCCATGCTACGGAACCTGATGTCAACCACACCTGTCGGTGTGATGTACGGAATAACTAAGCGACCAACGTATGCTTCGTGACTAGGCAGAGGTTCTGCGACTACGCCCAGGTGGGCTATAGCCCCGTCTTCTAGAGATAATCCCCTCTTGTTGAGGTAACCTTCGGCTAGATGAATGTTTGCCTTGTATGTTGCCACGGCTTTCGCCAGTGATTGTTTCTGCGATTGTGATAGCCTCACGGAATCCAACTCCTTCTTTCTCCATAATTATTTTATAGGTGTCACCCTTAACTCCGCAAGCGTGACATGCAAATACGTTCTCTGTTACGTTGACACTAGCAGATGCAGTTGAATCTTCGTGCACTACACACTTTATCTTCTGCCATCCCCATGTTTCACGTATGTTAGTTGCACCGTAGTGCTCAAGCACAGGTTGAATGCTGTGCTTATTAGTCACTAGTGCCTCCGTCAACCATCCAATGCCACATGCAAACTGAATCTGTACAGTCTTCACAATCTTTTCTTGGTTCAAATTTCTTCATTAGTATCCTGCTTCCTCCAATAGTTTAAACCACTCAGACACTGGCATAGTGGCGTACCACTTACCAACGTCTAGTGTTCCTGTCTTCTTGTGTATGACAACGCCAGTCTCAGCCTTGTCATTAGCCATCTCCACCTCAAGTTCCTTGAGCCATGCAGATAACTTCATCTCTTTGTGGTTCTTGACCTCAATGACAACGGCAGGTAGACCAGCGATATCACCACGGTCATTGACTCCGTTGAGTGCACGTCTCTCAACGTGCTTGCGTCCCTTACTTACAAGCCAATTAACTACAGCAGTCTCAGCAGATGTACCTTTAATCTTGCTCTTGTTCATTTCTAATCCCATCTGCTATCATCGCAAACTGCAACTGTTCAGCAACCCACTCTAATGCACTACATGCTTCATGTAAGTCTTGCTCACAGAAGTCATCACCAGTATCACGTATTACCTTAATGATTTCATAGAAGGATACATACTGCTCACCCTTAAAGAACACACGTGATATGTGTCTGCTGTCCATTTAGTAATCATCTCTGTCCATGTACATAAGTAGTGCAAGGATACCAACTAGCCCCAGTATAACTAACCATTCCACCATTGTTCCTCCTCTAAGTTCTTAATGAACACTACAAGTTCTTCCCATGGTATGCAATGTTCTATGTCAACAACGTAGAAGTTATCATCGTGCCCACGATACTTGTCATGTAGTTGCTTGACTGTCCACTTTTCTTTGGTAGATGTAAGCAATCCAAACATAGCCTTGGTCTGGGCAGATACCATGACATAAGCGTACGGCTTCTGTAACTTAGCCTCATACCCTGACACGGTATCAACTATGATGTTGCCCCAAGGGAAATCTTTTAGTTCAGTGAACTCTATGTTGCGTGACTTAACCTCAAGGCATTCCCCTGAATCATCAAGGATGATGTCCTTCTCGGTGGCTGTCATCTCTGGTATCTCTGCAAACGAGACCACTATGTATAGGTCAGGTACTGTGCAACGCACGCCGTTTAAACGTAATCGCTCCGCAACTATCTCACCATACTTATGACCTTCAGTCATAGACTTTACGTAATCAAACGTCATTAGCCCTACTTAAATGAAGTCTTTTGTCTACATTGGCTAGTGCCATAAGTTTAGGACTATTGCTAGTCAACTCGTTGCCGTGTAGGTGCTTGACACTTGCTGACGCACCAATAACACCGCCAAGTTTCTTGGCTTGATTCCATAGGTCATCATCACCATACCACCAACGATAAGATTCATCTGCCAGTATGTCGTGCCTTAGATTAAGCACAAAGCAATAGCCTGATATCTTTCCACTATATGGAACTGGGTGTCCAAGTGTTGCGCCAGTTTCTTCCATAAGTTTAGCAATCTTGTTTAGTGGGTCATCACTAAGAACTAAGTCATCATTAAGTACAGCCATGTACTCAGCACCACGGTGTTTGGCAAAGTGAATACCCTTGTTCCACCAGCGATGAATGTTAATCTCACCATGGTCATAGACGTTATGTACGTATGGTGTTGGCGTGTTGTCAAAAGTGTTAACAATAACTATACGCTCGTGAGGTATATTGCTCTCCTCAATAATTTTTTCTAGGTATTTACGGCGCTCACCTACGGGTATCGTCAACCACAGGTTCATCGTGCATCTTCTAAGTCTGCAATGAACATATACTCTGGTAGGAACTGCAACCACACTGGGTTATTACCCGAAGGGTCAGCCTTACCGTAACGATTCTTTACACTAGCAACGCCAAGCATTCCGTCCTGCTGTCCCACTGTAAGGATAAGTGCAGGTAGTTGATTAACCATTCCCTGAACTGATGACCTTGGTTGACATGGTGTGCCTGAGTAACCCTCTTTGGTGTGGTGTAGTACCACAACGGCAGCGTTGGTATCTCTGGCTAGGTACTTAAGTTCCTTTAGTGCGCTACGCATAGCACCGAACTCTTCACCACCGTCCATGTTAATGTCCATTAAGTTATCAACAACTATCAACGCAGGGCTTTCGCCAAGCGTTTCTTCAAGGGCAGTAACCTCATCATCTAAGTCGCTTAGACTTGGTGATGAATCAAATGACCAGTAAATGTGTCGTGCTTGTGCCAACTTCTCTTTAGCCAAGTCAGGTTGCTCGGAGATAATCTTCTCTGCATCTGTCTGTGAGACACCCTCAATCATAGAATACAAACGCATTGCCATGGTGTGAGCATTGGTATCTGCTGATACGTACAGTGTTGGTGCTTGCATACGCAAGGCTAGTGCTAGGGCAAGTGTTGACTTACCTGCACCAGGTGTGCCAGCAATTAACGATACCTCTGAACGTCTAAAGATAATCTTATTCTGTTCAAAGGTACGAAATACTGACGGCATTGGTTCGCCACCAATGTCTGAACGTCCTACCGAACGGCTTAGTGTTTTCATTTGTCCTCCTTGTTAAGCGTGGGATGCACCGACTTGCACGATGAGTAGGCTTTCTGACCTACACCCCTATCCGTATTGACTGGCTTCCCCTCCAGCAATACAGACCTATATTCAGTTATGTTTTTCTAGTACCCGAAGTGCTAGAAACTGTTCCACTCTGGTGTGTTGCGGTTAGCAAACGTTGGTGAGCACTGGTCTGGTGTGCCCTTGGGTGTTGGGCAGAAGAATGCACGCCATTCTCCCTTAGCACCGTTGCCTGTTCGCTTAACCATTGCACCGTGAATGCACATCTTATCGCTACCTGCTGGTGCAGATGCCTGTACTGGCGGTGCAACAGGTGCAAACGCTGGTACTTCTGCAACAACTTCCCCACCTAGTGATGCCTGAACTAAAGCAACAGGGTCTGTTGCTAGTACACGTGGTGCTGATACACCAGTGAATGCTTCCTCTAGTGTGCTGATT